GGATAATATGCAGACTAATTTAAAAGAAGCGTTAAAAAATGCAGACACAGTAAAGTCACCGCTTGGCGATATAGCTTGTTACTCAATGAACTTTGCGGAGCTTGCAGGAGAGGTGAACATTTTTATGGAAGGTAATAAAGTCAAGTTCACATGGAGGCAATATATCCAACTAGCTCAAATCATTTGGGACAAAATTAAAGAAACAAGCCGCGAATGTGCTGGAAAGGAGATTATAGTGACCGTACCTCCTAAATTTTCTTTGATTTCCGCAGCTTTTTCGTTAATCGGATTTAAATTATAGGCGCAGAAGAATCGCTACCTTATGCGGCTTCAGGGAGGTATATTGATTTATGCCTCCCTTTAAAATTGTAAATTATGAATAAAAACGAATTTTGTATATTTCTCGATGCTGGTCATGGTGGTATAAATCCTAAGGTGAAATTACCAAATGGATATACAACATATCCTGCTAAATGTGCGCAACACAATAATGGCAGCTTTCATTCCTACGGATGGTTTTTTGAAGGTGTGTTTAACCGGGCCGTTGTGCAATATATTGAACAATATTTAAATGATTGGGGATTTATCACAATGAAAGTTTACGATGAAACATTAGACACATCATTAAGCAAAAGAGTAACGAAAGCAAACTTTGCAGCTAAGAATTATAAAGCATCATTATATTTAAGCATTCATGGCAATGCAGCTGAAAACAAAAGTGCTAGAGGATGGGAAGTTTTTACTTCTCCAGGACAAACCAAATCTGATATTTATGCAGAATTTTTATTTAAGGAAGTAAAACAAAGTTTTCCTAATTGGATTTTTAGGGCTGATTTAATCGATGGCGATCATGATAAGGAAGATAGATTTTACGTTTTAACTCAAACTAATATGCCTTCAGTTTTATCTGAAAACGGTTTCTTTACTAATTATCATGATGCAAAATTAATGTTTGATACAGACTTTCAAAAGAAATTAGCTTTATGCCACGCTAGGGCTGTTGGCGATTATATAGAAAAAATAGGTATAATTCTATAAAATGGAAAGGGCTAGACATTTGCCTAACCCTCTTATTACCACTAATTAACAAAATGTAATCAACCTAACTTATATATTTCTTTAATAAAGTTAACGCTAATTCTCTAACATTATCTCCATTTGATTCTTTATAAATTTTGTACGCTATCGTAATCATTCTTCCTGATTCCATCATGTCCATTGGTGCTCTTAAATCTTTCATCAATGGTTCCATATAAAATTTAAGCATTGTTATTCTTGCTACTGTACCTTCAGCATATCTGATAGGTTTTGGATATTGCCTAGAAATTTTTTCAATCTCTTTCCATGTTGAAACACTAATGCCGTCTATTATTTCACTATTTTTTTTCATGTTTTTGGTAATTTTTAGCCTGTAAAGCCAGAGTAAAACAATCTATTTCGTCCTGACTTATTTTGGCTGGTTTGAAATCTGGTTCAAATTTGTAGCCTTCACTTTGAAAGACTTTCATAAATATTTCTTTGCCCCATTTTTTACCCTTTTGTTCTGGGGAAATATTGTAGGCTTCACATCCATTTTCCTTAATCCATTCGTAAGCTATTCTCGAAGCGGCTTGGTTCATGCCTACATTTCGAGACATACGGGAAAGGATCGCGCGGTTAATGGAATAATTAAAGGTTACATTCTGAAGGCTACTATCTTCCACTAAAACAACAGCGTTTGGATAATCCATATGCCAGTAAAAAGAATCTTCCAAAAAATCTACAAATCTTTTGTATTTTTTAAATTCAACCTCTTTGTTTGGCAAAATAAAGCACGCCGCCATACCGTTTAATCTAATGGCAGGATCAACTCCGATATAGGTTCTCAAAATAGTGATAATTGATATGAGGTAATATTTCTTCTAATGTTTTTAGGTACTTCTTCATTGGCATTCTTAACAATGATTTTACGCCTTCTACGCTTTATAATTTTTGGTTCATTGATTCCGTAGGCTTCTACTCCTTTGTCAACAAAGTTGATTTCCAAAAGATACCCAAAAACAATTATAGTTCCAACAAATAAAAACATGGTAATATATTCCCCTCCTTCATAATGTTTCTGCAATCCAAAGAATATTTCAATTAAAGCCACAATAGTCGCTCCTAATGCTATTTTAGGTGGGTAAGTACTTCTTCCTTTAGTAGGGTTAAGAAAGTCCATAAAAACGACGGCAAAGCGTCCTAGCTGAAGAATAGAGGCTGCTATAATAGCTAACCAAAAATCTAAGGGTAAAAATATAGCAGTTAAATAGGCATTTATGCCATACGTCAAAAGGATAGTTACCAGCATGATTGTTGGAATGTTATCCGATATGCTTTCAAACGTCCATTTGAATTGCGTATTCGTAAAGTTTTTTTCCATTGGTTTTTTGTTTTTTTGGTTTAAAATTGATTGTATTCTTTCTTCAAAGGGAAGTTATCCCGTTTGATTTGCCAGTACTCAGCCATCAATGACGCTCTAAATTTATAATCGGTGTCGGTGTGGTATCCTGATTTATAAACACATTTACAAATGGATTCATACAACTTTATTCCTTTCATCCTGTAATTTGCTTTCTTGCAAGCCGCATACCTTCCAGAATTTAAAACACCTGCCCAAAGCTTCATGCCTTCTTCGGTGGTTTCGGCACTCATAAATTTAGCCCTGATAAACTTGTTTTTGCCTCTGATAACTTCCCTTGTTTTATACGTCACAGTACCATGACCTTTAAGGGCCTTAACTCCTCCAGCGTTGGCATGTTTGCGCCACAATTCAGTTTCAACGCCTTGACTGGTTGCCTCAATAATAAAGAAGCTATAAATCATTGATATAGGGAAATCGGTTAAAACGTGAACGTTCATCAACATACTTTCATAGCAATAAGCAAGGTATATTCGACGAAGCTTAGACCTATCAACTCCTTTTAAATTCCTGAAGCCTCTACCTTCTAATGTTTGCCTTAACTGTTCACCGGATAACTTTCGCACCTCCCAGCCATAGCTGCGAGATCCGTAGGCTTCTTCGTTTATCTCCTTCTTTTCATCTTTGCCCTGGATAGTAAGCGACGTTATTTTATGAACGTAAACGGTATCTTTTTGAATAATGGGCACAAAGGAAGTGTAATTGTAATTTGTGTTAATTGGCGAATAAATCAACCCGATAACAAAAGCAACACCAATGCCAGCGGCTACCTGATAAGGCAGCCTTTTATTTTGTGGGACGTATGTTTCAATAATTGGCTCTTTCATTATTCAACTATTTTTAGTTCCGCGTAAAAATAACCTCCATCATACTCGATGCTTTCGCTCCCTACTTCTGCAATAACATTGCCGTCGCAATCCTTTACAAGTCCTCCCCAAAGGAAATCTTCTTGCGGGAAATAATCTTCATTACGCATTTTGGCATAAACTTTTTCAACAGCGTGCCTTTTAGAGTAGGCGGCTACTTCTTCGCATAAATCTTGATAGATTGTAGCGTTACCAAAGTACATTACTGAATAAATTTGCTTTTCCATTTGTTAAAATTTAGTAGTAATAAAAATGTTTTTTTGTTTCTTTTGTAAAAATATGTATAAATAATTATATAAAAAAATATTTATGTATTTATTTAAAAAAAAATCCCATACCTAATGATATGGGATCAAAAACAACACTTTTAACAACTAATTACTTACCAAACTTACTTATCGTAATTTCTTTGTCTGGTACTTCAATACCTAGTTTTTTAAAATTTTCTATCGCCTCTTCAACCGTCGGGGCGTTGGTGATTATTTTGCCTGACTTCCATTTTATTAAGTAATACATCAATACCATTTTTTTAGTGTGTCAATAATAAAGTACATGGCATAAAATAGCGTTAATAAACCTCCAGCGGCTACAATGAGGAGTGCTATTTCTTTAGTTAATTTTTGTTTTTCATTTTCTGTTAACATGATTCTTTTTTAGCTTTTTGTTTTTTACGATACTCGGCTTGATAAGCCTTGATTTCATCTTTATGTTTTTCCCGATATTCGGCTCTTTTGGCTAATAGCCTTTCACGATGTTCAGCGTAATAAATACCACTTATTACATATTTTTCTCTTTGCTTTTTTCTATATTCAGCCTGATAGGCTTTATCTTTATCTGCATTTTTTTGACGGTATTCAATTTTTTTTGATAAAATTTTATCTCTATTTTCATAGTAATAAACTTTATACTTATCGCTTCTTTCTTTAAGTTGTTCTGGCGTTAAATTGCTATTTCTTCGTTTGTTGTACTCCTGCATTTTAAGCCTTCTTTTTTCTTTTTGGAAACGGCTTAAATTTTTTCGATACATTTCATTGTAAGCCTTCTTTCTTGCTTTTTCTTCTTCCTCCGTCATGGCTATTTGTTTAAATAGTTCTTTGAGGCAACTGGATCACTTCCCTGATTTTTATACTTTGCATCCGCTTTAGAAGCATAATCAGTGTATGGCATTTCACTAATGTCATGGTAGCAGATTTGCGCTATCTTCATGCCTGGGTATATCTTTACTGGCTGAATGCAAGCCAGTTCTAAAGTCCAATGCCCTTTAAAATTTACGTCTCCAAAACCTGCGGTTATGTGAACAAATAACCCAAGCCTTCCTAATGATGATTTGCCTTGAATTATTGGAACGTGTCGAAGTGTCTCCGTATATTCGACAGTTGAGGCAAGGTAAAGGATACCGGGCTTTAAAATTAATCCTTCTTCCGGAATAATCATATCTACCGTTTGCGGCTTTTTCCTGACGTCAAGAACATGGTCTGTGTACATTAACAAAGTTTTAGATAACGTTAAAC